GGTTTCCTACAGAGACGTTTCAGATATATACGGTCACTTAACTTCCCAAACGGGTGTGGCGAGGGGATACAAGAACCTCAAATCATTTGAAGGGGATAAGAAGGAAGAACAATCCTATAACATAGAAGAGCTGGTTGAACACCACGGCTTACTAAAAACAAGTGTTCCTTGGGATGTTGCCTTTGAAAAGATCGGCAATAGGGACAAGGAATATTTACAGGCCTTGGAAAGATTCAACCCGGAAAACCTAACTGCGGATCCTCTCATTAACTTAAGCACAGTCCATGTCGCCAAAGGTGGAGAGTGTGACAATGTCATGCTCTTCACTGATATATCAAGAGCCAACAGGGACGAGATGGAAAAGGATTCAGACGATACTAACCGTGTATTCTATGTAGGGGTTACACGCGCCAAGAAGGAACTACATATAATACAACCACAACAAGAGAGAGGATTTATAATATGAAAAAAGAAGAAATACTAATGAAGGCTGTTGATCTGGTTAGCAACAGCAGACAGGAGTCACATGGAGACACGTTCAAGAACCATTCGCAAATTGCGGAGTTCTGGAACATCTACCTTGATGACAAATTAAAGCCAACGGCTTCCATAACAGCTGATGAAGCTGCCATGATGATGGGATTGGTAAAAGTATCTAGATCGCAAGTTGGTAAGCATAACGTTGATGATTATGTGGACGGAGCTGCATACATGGCAATAGCGGGGGAGCTTAAAAATGGTTCGTGATTTATTTAACCAGGACATAGTTAAGTCAGAATGGCTGCACCCCACGGAATTTCCATCAATGAAAGGAAAAAAGGTTGTGTCCGTAGATCTTGAGACGTGTGACAAAAACCTAAAGACAATGGGCCCAGGATGGCCACGAAAGATGGGCTCAGTCATAGGCATTGCCGTATCCAGTGGTGATTTTACTGCATATTACCCCATAGCGCATGAGGGTGGTGGAAATATGGATAAAGATAAGATACTTAAATACATTAAGTCCATATGTGAGGATGATTCAATACAAAAAGTGTTTCATAATGCTCAATATGATATTGGATGGTTATCCACTTTAGGCATAGAAGTTAATGGTTACCTACATGATACCATGATTGCATCAGCTCTCTTAAATGAGAACAGATATTCTTATACTCTTAATCAAATGTGCATTGATTACCTAGGAGAATATAAAGATGAGAAGGTTCTTAAAGCTAAAGCGGAAGAACTCGGACTGGATCCCAAAGCTGAAATGTACAAGATGCCGGCGGAATTTGTTGGGGAATATGCGGAGGCAGACGCTAGACTAACCTATAAATTGCACGAGCGCTTAATGATAGAAATAGAAAAAGATGCCTTAGAAGGAGTGTATGACCTGGAATGTAGGTTAATCAGGGTGATATTCAACATGACCAAGCGTGGAATTAGAATTGATATGGAGAGAGCTTTCGGCCTTAAAAGGAAATTACGAACTAAAGAAGAAAAATATTTAAAAAGAATGAAAGATCTTACAGGGGGAGAAGTTCAGCTTTGGTCCGCACGATCAGTGGCCAACGCCTTCGATAGGGCTAACCTGGATTATCCCCATACTGCATTAGGGGCTCCCAGCTTTACCCAGACTTTCCTGGAAACACACAAGCATGAGCTTCCACGTATGGTTACAAAAGCAAGAGTTTTAAATAAATTACAAGGAACTTTTATAGATGGTATAGCAAAATACATTCATAATGACAGGATACACGGACACGTTAACCAGATAAGAGGAAGCAGTGGAGGAACAGTGACTGGAAGATTTTCCATGTACGCTCCCAATCTACAGCAAATGCCCATCAGGAGCGAGTTTGGTTCAGAGGTGAGAAGGATATTTCTTCCGGAAATGGGAGAGTACTGGATTTCCGCTGACTATTCACAACAGGAGCCCAGACTTCTAACTCATTTTGCTCTTCTTAACAAGAATGCCGGTGCCGAGAAGGTAAAAGAAGCGTTCATTCAAGGTTTGGACTTTCATCAGCAGACAGCTGACATGGCAGACATACCCAGAAGACTGGCAAAAACAATTGGTCTTGGGGTTATGTATGGCATGGGGTATAAGAAGATGGCAGTGGACTTGGACATTACTCCAATGGAAGCTAAGGCAATGCTTAAGGAATTTAGAATTAAGGTTCCCTTCATGCAGGGAATGCTGGAGGCTGTCATGAACAGAGCCAACCAAGTAGGGACCATCAGAACTTTATTAGGGCGAAAATGCAGATTTGATATGTATGAACCCAACTGGTATGAACCAAATAAATTTTATAAAGCGATGCCTTTAAAGCAGGCGGAAGCGGAATACGGCAATGTAAAGAGAGCCGGTACATACAAAGCCCTTAACAGATTGATTCAGGGATCAGCCGCAGACCAAACAAAGAAGGCTATGGTTGATGTCTATGAAAAACTAGGTATCACGCCACTTCTTCAGATGCATGATGAGTTGAATTGCAGCGTAAAGTCTGATAAAGAGGGTGTGGATGTTAAAGATATCATGGAAAACTGTGTAAAGTTGGAAGTTCCATCCAAGGTGGAATATAAAATCAAAGATAATTGGGGGAACGCAAAGTGAACAGAGGATACAGAGAGCAAGGCAAGAGTAAAAAACCAAAGCCAAAACCAGGTTTTGCCATAAACCCGGAGCAGATGGAGTATGAGAGAAGAAAGTTACTGGAAGAGATGTCTACGAAAGTTGACAAAAAAAAGCTCAACAACATGGCGGCAGTTGCGGCAACTCATGAGCCCATCTACAAAGACGAGGAAGGAAAAGAAAGAGAGCCAACAATGCGTGTGTTATCACTCGGGGCAGGGGTACAGTCTTCCTGTCTGGCACTCATGGCGCAAGAAGGACTGACACGGCACAAACCGGACTACATGATCTTTGCTGACACCGGATGGGAACCTTCCTTTGTTTACGAGCATGTGGAATATTTAAAGAAAAACATAACAATTTGCCCTCTCATTACCGTTGAGCGAAGCAACATCCGTGAGGATCTTATTCGCGCAGCCAACCCCATCAAGGGGGGTAATGAGGAGTGGAAATCTTTCGCCGGACGTGTACCAAATCCACCACTATTTGCGGCACGTCCTGGCGGGAAGGTTGGAATGCTATACCGTCAGTGCACACATGACTACAAGGTCATCCCCATACAAAAAAAGATGAGGGAGATACTTGGAATAAAACCTCGTCACCGCGTTAAGAAAGGAACAATCGTCGAACAGTGGATTGGGATCTCAACAGATGAAGCAATGCGTATGAAAAAAGCACGATTGCCATGGATTGAATCCTGCTGGCCATTGATCGAGATGAAAATGTCACGCATGGACTGCCTTAGGTGGTACCGCGACGGCAAAAAACATCCTATGCCAGGCAAGTCCTCGTGCATAGGGTGTCCATATCATCACAATGACCAGTGGAAAAACATGCAGAAGAACTATCCAGCGGACTTTGAGGACGCGTGTGAGGTTGATGACAAAATAAGACACGGTTTAAAAAATACAACAGCTGAACTGTTTTTGCACAAGTCAGCTAAACCACTAAGAAGCATAGATTTCCAGGAGCCAAAGAAACAACGAGACCTCTTCGGTGAAACATTTGATCCGGAATTTGCCGATGAATGTGAAGGCCTGTGTGGGGTTTAAGAAAGGGGTTGACTATGATGCGAAAAGTGTTCGAGCGGGTCCTGAAGGTGGGACGGCGCCGGAATTCAAATGCTTCAACTGTGAAGAATGGTTTGACGGGAATGAATGGAGATATTCGCTCTCTAAAGCGTGGTATCCTTCTCTTGAATATAAGATTAACTTTCTGTGCGGTCCGAAATGCTCTACGGAGATTTCTGAGAAGCATAAGGAAAAATACGTAGGGCCTGGTGAGTAAAGCAGACCTGAAGAGAAAGAGCCACGGGAGGGGTAGGCGCAAGGTTGGATCTACTAAGAGAAAAAACCGAAGGCGTGCCCGTTTAGGACTAAGGATAAGGAAAAAATAATGGATACACAAGATGTAATTGCAAAGATTCCAGTGCAGGACACACGACTGTTCTACAAGCGCTGGGAAAATTATGAAAATCTTAATAATCTCTTGCTTAATGAGATATCATCGCTGAGGGAAAAGGATCCCAAGGGAATGATAGAAACCAATGAAGGATGCTGGAGGAGCACGGAGAAATATAAATGCGAAGGTGAACTGTTCAAGCCCATGAGCATGATCCTTGCGGCGTGGACGGATTACTTCATGCCTAAGGTTCCAGTGGATGCCGACGTGGTTTACTGGACGAACGTTAACGAACCAGGATCCTCAAACATGTTTCACACACACTACATGGCCAATGCCGATTTATCAGGAGTGTACTACGTGCAGGGATCAAAGACCGGTGTCATTAGATTTGCAACGCACGAGCAGATGTACAGAATGATTGCGCCAGGAT